AAAACAAGATCTTCCCAAGAAATAAGAAAGCAGGTTAATTTAAAGGCAGCATACGTTAAAAGTAAGCTGACAATAAAAAGAGCCTCATTTAATAATCTTACCGCCTCATTAAAAGCTAATAGGCGAGGCCTGCTGCTAAACAGATACGATGCAAAAAAATATAACAAAGGTATCAGCGTAAAAGTAAAAGCAAAGGGGCGTAGAAAAAAATTTAAAGGCGCTTTTCTTATTCCACTGAGAGCTGGACAGATAAACAAAGCAGGAACTATAGGCATGGCTGTTAGAACTGGTGCCGGTCGTTATCCCATTAAAATATTACATGGCCCATCTGTTTCTCAAGTTTTTACTAATGTAAAAGACGACATTCATAGAGAGATGGGCATTTTCCTTGTTGACAGACTAGATAAAGAAATAGACACAATATTGAGGGGATTTTAGTGGCTGACTCTAAAAGAGAAAGGGCTATTCAAGCAATTGAATCAAGGTTGTTAACCATCGCTATAAGTAACGGGTTTAACCTTGATATTAAAAATGTGAATCGCGCCAGGCGCTCTTATGATGATTCAGAGTTACCAGCAATCAGTATATTTGATGGAATTGAATCATCAGAATATAAATATAGTAAATCTACTAATATTTTAGAGCTAAATGTTGAAGCACATAACTTATATGGTGATATTAATCCCTCGGTTATGGCGAATATGATGATCGCAGACATTATCCAGGCTATCACTAATGGTGATACGACTCTATCAGGCCTCGTTGACAGTATTCAATATTCAGGAAGTGATATTAATTACCCGGAAGATGGTGACGTAACTGTCTCTGCTTTAGTGTCGTTTAATATTCTCTACTCATTTAACAAAGGTGATCCCTACACATGATTACAGTAAAAATGAAAAGGACAGATACGGCCATTAATGAAGATGGCGTATTAGAAGTCTTTGGAAAAGGTAAGACTTACACCAGAGATAAAAAAGTATTATCGGTTCTTATTGATAATGAATCAGCCCAAGAAATCAAAAAAGTAAAGACAGGAGATAAGTAAAATGCCAACAGCAGAAAATGCAAAATTGGAGTACGAGGCAGGTCAGACATTTAACGCTTTTGAGGCATTGACTGACTCTGGCGATAATACAACGTTTAATAGTAGTGGTGAGCTGTGGTCTAAGCGGTCTGGTTTTACACCGGAAGTCAAGCCTAATGGCCTGGTTAACGGCGCGCAAGTTTCAGCAGCAGTGGCTAATGACACTGTTAGTGCCACGGCTGCAACTTGTAACCTTCTAGGCGTAGAGACAACTGTAGTTGCTGATGCGGCGTTAGTGGTTACTCGCGGGGCAACAACTGACACACACATCATTAATAGCATCACGATTAATGCTGGTGGTGCATATGCTGTGATTACTGGAACTGCAACAACTGCTCACAGTGAGACTCGCGGCGTGGCTGGCACAGCTGCTCCAGTTACTAGTGATGAAATATTTAGCGTTCCTGGCGTTCATACTGAATGGACTAATTTACCTTTGTACGATATTGATTATGCTAACGGTGACATTACTTTTAATACTGCCCTGCCTGCTATTCACACTGGCGATTTACCGAAGGGAGTATATGCTCAGTTTTATGAGCCTATTTTCGCTGAGGTTCCGCTTGCCACTGATTTTGTACCTACAGAGGAAAGTCACAGCACAACATCGATTCAGGCTTACGGTAAGACTATTGCCTCTAGTTCAAGCTCATTAAACCAGGCTTCATTTACTGCATTCAATCAGGATGGTGTTACAGATTCACTGGTTACCCTAAAGAATCAGATTTTGTGGTTTCGGTTCTACCCTGACAAATACAAAACTCCTCATATCCTTGATCAGGGCAAGCTTGGCATTGCGCGTACATTCCCTGCAAGTTCAGAGCTTCAGGCAGCTTGCACAATCTCAAGTGAGGCAATTTCAGTAGATCGAGCTAGTTAATGTTTGATGTAAAGGCGTTTAATAAGGTCAATCTTGTTCCAAGGACGGAAAAGGTAGAGGTTCCTGCGTTAGCTCAGTGGTTTGGTGATGATGAGCCAGAATGGGAAGTTAGAAGTCTTACTTTTGATGAATTGTCTAAGTCAGATAGCGCATCAGAAAAATCAAAGACATTACTTAAGGTTGTTGAAAGCCTGGCCGGAGGAAGTGATGAAGATAAGGCCAGAAGTCTTAAGGACGCGCTAGGGTTTGGTGAGGACACGCCAGAGAATACCATAAAACGGATAGAACATCTTACTTATGGCTCTGTTAATCCAACAGTAACCACTCAGACAGCGGTTAAGCTAGCCGAATCATTCCCGGCTGAGTTTATGCTAATCACTAATAAGATTGTAGAGTTAACTGGCTTAGGTCGTGTGCCGGGAAAGCCAAAAAGCTCTGGGCGCAAGAGAGTATCAAAAGCGCAATGATCTTGTGTGAAAATAAAAATAAATTCATTTATGAAGTTAGACCAGATTTATTCCCACCATTTTTAACAGACACAGAGACCGAGTTATGGGGAATATTCTACGAATGGAAAAAAGATATTGGCTGACTTAACTAAAACGATAGATCTGATATTCGGTGGTAAGAATAATACCAGCCCGATAGTTAAAAGCATCAGATCAGATTTATCGAGCCTTGAAACGTCAGTAAGTTCTATTGCAAGGCCTTTAGCCGGTGTTACCGACTCAATAATAAAGACAGATGCTGCACTTGCTGCTCTGGCTGTTACTGCGTTGGGATTTTCACTCAATGAAGCGATTAAGTTTGAATCAGCACAGCTTGATTTGCAGAAAGTATTAGGTGATGGCGAGGGGTCGGTAGATCAATATAAGACTACTATCGAAGGGCTTTCTAATACTTACGGTGTGTTTGCGACGGATGTTACACAATCTGCGGCAGATTTTAAACAAGCCAATTTTACCATATCAGACTCGTTTTTATTAGTTGAAGCATCACTAACAGCGGCCAAGATTTCAGAGTTAGACACGGCTGAGGCTAGTGATTTATTAAAAAGAACGCTTGCTGGTTTCGGTCTTGAGGCACAAGAATCCACTAGAATAATCGACATATGGAATAGTTCGAGTAATACCTTCAAAACTAATCCTAAAAATATGGCTGAAGGCATGTCAGACCTTGCGCCTATTGCTAGGTTAGCCGGATTAAGTTTAGAAGAAACGGCGGGGCTTTTATTGCCGATAATTAGTCGGTTTGGTTCTGGTAGTGAAGCTGCCATTGCGCTTAAAAGGGGAATATTAAGCCTTGCTGACCCAACACCAGAAGTTAGAGAAGAGTTGACTAGACTTGGCGTTGCGTTTGGCGAGTTAATCCCAGCAGGTGAGATTTTAAAAAATGTTCAGAAGGCCCTTGTCGGAACAAGCAATGAACAGAAATTATTAACATCGACTATTATAGCGGGAAAGAATCAGGCTGGCAGATTAGCTGATGTTTTCTCAGGTTACAATGAAACATTAGAAGTAACTCAAAAAGTCTCTAATGACGCTGGTAACTCACAAGTAGAACTAGCTATAAGGCTGGCAGCGGCAGAGGAAAAGCTCAATCAATTAAAGGTTGCCTTTGCTGGCCTTGGCGCATCTATTGGTGGTCAGTATTTAG